CTCACGCTTCTTTGCCGCTACTTTTCTGGCCTCTTGACGCTGTTTACGCGCTTCAGCTTCCCACTTGATCCAACGATCCCAAGTGCCTGGCGGTGCCATTAGTCGGCACCAGCTCTCCAATTCAGCGCGTTTCTGCCTAATGTTTTCGAGGGCTTGGAACTCTTCCCAGTCACCTTCCTCACCGCCAGTAATAGCAGCGAGTGGGCTAGTCTTTTTCTTTTTGACAGCCTCTTTAATATCTTCTTCTGCTGCTAGAAACTTTCCGATAGAGCTAATGACACCAGCAGTTTCTTTGCCGTTGCCCAGCGCAGTTTTTATCACGCTGTAAGCCGCGTTGGCTGCGGCAATGCTCTCCAGAATAGCCATTACAAATTCCCATATTCTGCGCAGCCGATCCATGCAGGCCGCAATACAAGATAAGTATACTCTATTTCTGGGGATTTATAAACGCATAGCGCCATCGGCATTGCACCGCTAGGAGTGTTGACCCACACATATAAAATGTGGATCAAAACGAAAAGCATTATTTTCTCAATGCCTGCTCTATATTGTCGAGCTTTGTGAAAATTGCGGCTATAGTGGTTTTCATCTCTTTCATCTCACGATCATGTGAGGTTTTTGTGGCTTCTTGAAGTGACTTGAGAACTGCAATGTCGGTGTGATGCTGCGTTTGGCGGTTAAACATGTAAATAACAACACCAGCAATCGGCAAAACGATCCACTGCATCACCGCATTAATCATCTCAAAGTTCACTTCCATCAGTAGCTACCTTCCCACACGCGCAGGCTTTTGAACTCGTTACTCATTAACTTCCTTTTTATCACATCTTTTACTGCTTGTGTATCTGTCCATGCTACTCCAGCCTCTTTTAGCCAAATATTTAGCATAGCCATGTCTACGTTGCCGACATGCTTGTAGTCTGATGCGAATGCGTTGGGGGATAGCTCACGAGCCTGCTGCGCGTCTTTCAACGCTACAGATGCGTCATGCGTCTTTTTGATGATGAGCTTATCATCTTCAAACTTGATGGTTTCTTTAATTTTAGTTGAGGTGTTTGCCATCTTCCCAAGCCTCATTGATGTCTGGTGTTGAGGGGTCATCGCCTTTCAGCGTACCGTCTGCCTTACGCGCACGCTTGCGCTTTGCAGGTGCTTTCTTCGGGGCGGCTTTTTTAGGCGCAGGCTTTTCAAGCGGTAATTCTGGCAAAATTTCAAGTGCATTTGGCTTAGTTGTTAAAATGCGCTTTATCTCTGCTTCTGGCAGGTCAACAATATCACCGTTTTTAACACGACCTGCGCATGTGGACATGCTGCGGTACTTTACTAAAACTTTCATTGCAATCTCCTTTAAAAAGAGGGGCCGCTAAGCCCCTCTAATAACGTTATGACGTTATGATGTTGTGTTGTCGAACACGCCGCCGTTTGCAGCTTCGTTCTTCGCGCACAATGTTAGTTCAGTAACAACCTGACGCTTTGTAGCATCGCCAGTTTTCGCCAACTCAATGTTTTTAGTTGGGCGAAGTGTTGCAACTTCCCACATATCGTCTTGCATGATGAAGACGTCACGAGAACGGTTCTCACGAGAAGGCATGAACTCAATAGTTCCCCAAGGAGTTACATACACTGCAAGTGACTTAACAACACGCTCGTCACCAGCTTGTACTGATGAACGCTGGTTGTTGTTACCTGTGAAACCTAGAGCAACATTCATTTGGAATGCTGATAGATATACAGTGTCAGGGTTGCCACCGTTTTCCCAGATAGACTGCATAACACCATCAAAGCGTGCTTGTGAGAACGCGATCAATGTTGTTGTTTCGTCTGTACGAGTATCTGTACCGTCACCAGTAGGGTCTGCACCTTCGTTAGCACCAAAGTCTGTGTTTGATGTCAGCCATGCAGGCGCACCAGCAAGCTCACGCGCAACTGTTGCAGAGCCACCCACTTTTGCGTTGCTCGCAAAAAGTGCTTTCTCGATGTCGAGCTTTTGCTCTTTGGCGATCTTCAGTGTTTGGTACGCGATTTCAGCCGCACGACCCGCTTTGTCCAGACCTTCATCGGTATCTGGGACAGTCACAGCATTTTTGAAAATCTGTGTGCGGTTGTTTAGGCGTGATGTAGCTGTCGCCGCATCTGCCGCAGTGTCGTCACCTTCAATGTGCGCGTTTGCTGCTGACGCACGCAACGCATCTGTCTGCCACTCAACCAAAGTGTTGGACGCAGTTGTTTTGCGACACTTGGTGTAGAACGGTGTTTCTTCTGGTGAGATATTAGTGATGATGTCACTAAGGTCTTCACGGATACCGACAGCATCATAGCTGTCAAATGTATTGGTTGGTTGTGCCATGGTTTCTTACTCCAGTTTAAGGCTTCATCATCAGACTGAGAGCATCCTCAATCCGACCAGATTTACGCAGCTTAGCTTGCTGCTTCTTGCGAGCCGCAGCTTCTCCATCGCCAGCACGACGCTTAGCGCCTGCCTTTACAACTGGTTTCGGCTGTTCGCCTTTTACAGCTTGTTGCTTCTTCTGCTGCAAACGACGCCATTTCATTGCATCATTCAATGCACGAACATAACGCGCGTCTGCCACGCCCTGTATTTCGGCCTCAGAAAAGCCGTAGTGCGCACCAGTTTGAACCAGCTCTGCCTTGAGTTTGTCGCCTTTCTCGGGATCAGCGATCTCAGGTAAATGCTGCTTCAAAATTTCAGCCTGCTGTGCCAGGAACTGCTGACGCTGTTGTGCTGACATAGCTTGCTGCTGTTGTTGCATCTGCTGTACTTGTTGAACGTGCTGATTGTATTGCGCCGCCGCCTCATCAAACTGAATTTTCGCTTCCATATATCCAATGGGGTCACGATCAAACATTTCTTTTGATGGAGCCTCTGGCGGTGTCATGCCAATCTGCTGAGCCTGCTGTTGTACTTGCAGGAATTGTTGCTGCTGCTGAGCTAGTTGTTGAGCCTGCGCTTTATACTGTTTTTCAACTTGCGCAATCTCTTGCATACGTTGGTTGATATAGCCTTGACCTGCCGCCGACTGCTTCAACTGATCCAGTGTCCACATCTCTTCTTTGCCGTTTACTTTAACGGGGATAAGATTGGTTTCCTCAGCCGCTTCAACTTCTGGAGTGGTATCTAACTCAACGTCATCTAAATCAACATCGTCATAGTCGCTCTCAAATTCTTGAGTTGGCTCCTCTGCTTCCGTTGTTTCTTCAATCACCTCTGCATCTTCTACCTCGGCAGTTTCAACTGCTTCTGGCTCTGGCGCTTCGGCTGGTTCAGTAATTAGGCTTACTGCTTCCTCAATAGTAGTCGCTTTTTCCACGGTGCTACTTCCTTACTTTTTGCGATCTAAAAGTGTCTCTGCTGCTATTGCAGCGTCAAGGTTCACTTCGATCAGGTTTAGCGCACGAATGATTGCGTGCGCCTCTTCACGCCGCTCAACTTCGTGAGCTGCGCTGTTTGCAAAAACCATCATCTGGTTTTCACGAACCTCTTTAACGAACTGCTGGAATGCAGTTTCGTTCTTTAACCTTTTGGCCTCTTCAGCCTGTATGCGTATTTCTGTACTCACGCTGATCCACCTTGGGCAATGTTAGCAACTGTGCGCAGTTTTTCTTGCTCGGCTTTGATCCGCGCAACATCAACTTGCGTACCATATTGCCCATAAACTTTTGCTGCATCAACCAAAAGGTCTTGCGCCATCTGATCGCGTTTGCGGTCATCTTCTGCCGCAGCTTTCTGAGCATCCAACTGCATTTTCATCATATCAGTCTGCACTTTAGCTTGCGCCTTGATCTGCTCAGCCTGCAAGAATGCTGCATTCGGGTCAGGCTGACCCTGTGCCATTTGCTGTTGCTGCTGTTGCTGCATCATCAACATCTGCTGCTCAATCTCAGGCGTGATTGGCGCGAAATAGCGCTCTGCATTACGAACACCTGATGCAGCTAGAACATCTGCCAAAGTGTTGCGGATGTTTGTCATTGACACTAGGCCATTCATTGGGCCGTAGTTTTGATAAACTTGCTGCTGAATTTGCAAGATGCCTTGCAGCGCGGCTGCTTTTTCCATCTCGCGCCCAGTACCTAGACCGACATTCACTTGCACATCCATGTCAGCGTTCCAGACACGCGGATCAACAGGCACGAACTGTCCGTTCATGCGCATCAGTTGCTCCTCGTCTGTATGCTTCACATGCAAGCGCAGAAGCAGACCGAACATACGACGCATGCCCTCTGACAGATTACGCACCATGACCTCAACTTGAGCTGCCGCTGCGTCAACTGTCGCCTGAACGCCTGCCGCAGTTGTTGACTGCATGGCGTCTGGGTTTAGAGCTACGTTTTGCGTAACGCCAGTTTTCTGCTCAACCAGTGCATCCATGTACTGCAACGCGCCCAGCGTCTGCCCAGCAGTGAATGGAACTGCAAGGTCTTGGATTGCACCAGCCTGGCGCATACGCACGATTGCGCCAATCTCGTTGTTTAGCACATCGTCAATATTAACTGCGCCATCAACGATGCCAATGCGTGGGTTGTTTGTCATGGCGACGTTATCAAGCACGCCACGAATGATTGATGTGGCTGCATCCTGATCGTCCATAATTAGCTCTGCAAGGCTGCGTCCGTACATTGTGTGCGGCTCTGGATCGACCTCAAACACAGCAAACGGCACCTCATCTACGCGATCAAAGTCTAGCAGCTTGTAGTTTGATCCACCGCAGATCATGCGATGCAGAACTGGTACACCTGTACCCTCTACATCTAGGCGCATGTAGGCCTCTGTGATAGCCACGTTGCGCATTGCTGGATCGCCTGACTGATCCTCGTAGTCGTCTTGCGAGTAACCACGACGCTCAATGTCCTCTGCTTCAGAGATGTCAGATGCACCGTATAAGCTGTCTAGGTCATAGACTTCCTCAAATGGGTAGCCCATCGCAACCAGATCACCCACGCGCATCTCTGAGCGATGGCAGACAACATATGCATCATCTAGCGTTCTGGCCTGTGAGTTTACGAAAAACTCCTCTGGCGGTACGCTTTCAATTTTTAGGCTGCCCTCTGGGATTGACCGAGCGACCTTCATAGAGAAGCTCGGCACTTCAATCTCCATGCCCATCTCGTCCATCGTCATGCTCATGGTCATCTCTTCCTCAATAATAGAGATACCCATGTCAGACAGGATGTAATCGCGCTCTTCTTGGCTTAGGTCTGTGTAGCTGTAAGTTTCTGTGCGGTATGTTGTTTCCCAGTAAACTTTGACGATGCCCTGCTTTTTAATCAGAGCGTCATGGAATGCATCGTTTAGAACGCGGAAGCCGTCATTCTGATTAAACACATAGTGCATATAGTCTGTCGCCTGCTCGGCA